AGTTGCATGGGGATGCAACTTCCTCCGCGTTTATGACGGCTATTAGTCGAGAACAGCATTTCCCTCTGGATAGCGAGCTCTATGATCGGATGATCGAGCTCTACCCATCTCCTCCCTTCAAGACTCCGGAAGAACGTAAAAAGTGGGAAACCACTGTACGTGATCCGGTGATCAAGTCGGTAAAGGAAACAGGGACGCTATCGGGATACATTCTCGAATCTTGGAAAGTGGCGAATGAGGTGAGAAACGCGTGCCGTCCAATCCTTGGTAGGCTCTTTAATTTCCTCGCCCCGGGCGGCAAACTTAGAACAGTTGCAATTTGCGATTACTGGACTCAACTGGCTATGAAACCAGTCCATGAATATCTCTTCACTATCCTTAAAGCCTTAGGCAGCAATGATGCTACCTTCGATCAGCAAGGACGTGTCGATGAATATTGGGCTAGGGACCTGAAACCACATTGGTCATTTGACCTATCTGCAGCAACTGATTCTATTCCCATTACTCTTTATATCCATGTTTTAGCCCCCTTCTTTCAAGAAGGAGACGACTATGAGGCCGGTTACGCAAAAGCATTACTGTGGTCTAAGATTATGACCGACCGGGACTTTCAGATTCCCTCGCCTAAAAAGGGAGAAGATGGCCACACTGGTTATCGCCTTTACCGATCTATAAGATACGGAACGGGTCAACCTATGGGCGCATACTCCTCTTGGGCAAGTATGGCAATCGTGCACCACGCACTTGTTCAGTACTCTCACTGGTTAAAAGACCTGGAGCAAGCATCTAATGCTTCGTGGTTTGATCCATATCTGGTGTTAGGGGATGACGTAGATCTTGCAAAAGATTCGATCGTCGCCTCTAATTATCAACTTGCGTGCGCCGACTTCCAAGTGAAGATAGGCCTTGCTAAGTCTTTGAGTAGCCTCTCGAATTTCTTCGAGTTTGCGAATCAGAGGTTATGTGAATCCGGGAACATCTCACCACTATCCTTTCTAGAGGAACTTTCCTCTCAGACTTGGAATAGTAGGGTAGAGTTCGCCTCCAAAATCTCGAAGAGATTCGGGATTAAGATGTCCTCCACGGTTCTTTTACGTTTGGTAACAACAGCCAGACAATGGCAAGGCTTAATTCCTGAATTTTCAGGTTTAAGAGACGCCATCTTTACCA